AAACATATCTATCGTAATCGTAGTAGCCAATAGCGAAACAAGCACAGTAAAAGTATGCGGGCTAAACATTGATGAAATGGAAGTTCCAATACTGCTTTCAGAAACGGCGGCTGAGATTGGTCAACGTGTATTAGACGACTTAGAGAATAGAACTTTAAACTAAGAAAGGCACAAGAAAAATGAAAAACTTTGACATAGAAGTATTTGTAAAAGACCTTGACACGCTATTTAACGATATGCAAGACAAGGCAATTGCTGGCTCAGAGAATGTAGCTACCGCATCTTGGGTTATAAAAAATCAAGCAAAAGAAATTAAGTATTGGAAAGAAAAGTTTGATAAAGCTATGGAGATACAGGAAGTAAAACCAGCAAAATACACAGACGCTTGGTGGAAAGAAGTCGATGAGTTTAACAAACAACTAAGAGAACAAGAAAATGGAAATTAAAATAATAAAGACAACTGAAAACCCTGATGGTTCTGCGGACTGTTTAATTAGTTTTGACGAAGAAGGTTTAGGGTTCCTAGTTCAAGAAGGTGTTATAGCAATACTCAAACAGTACATAGAGCAATGTAAAAAAGAAGCCAAGAAAAAACGAAAGGCATCATGAAAACCTTAGTAATAGATTTTGAAACTCGGTGGGATAGCAAGGAATACACGCTGAGCAAAATGACAACGGAAGAATACATACGAAGCCCATTGTTTAAAGCATTTGGGATTGGCTATAAGTGGTACGGAGAAGGTGAAACGCAATGGGTTACGCACGATGACATTCCATCATGGGTTAGTTCTATTGATTGGGAAAACACCAACGTCCTAGCGCACAACGCTCAGTTTGATATAGCCATACTCGCTTGGGTGTACGGCGTGCGCCCCGCCTTTATTTTAGATTCGCTCAGCATGGCACGAGCGCTTCGTGGTGTAGAAGTAGGTAATAGCCTAGCCAAGTTAGCAGAAGACTTTAAGCTACCACCCAAAGGTCAGGCAGTGCATAGTACCAACGGCTTGTCAGAGATAACCTACGAGATGGAAGTAGAGTTAGCCGCTTACTGTATGCACGATGTAGAGTTGTGCGAAGGTATATTTAAAAGATTGGTCAAGGGATACCCCAAAGATGAGTTACGTTTGATAGACATGACTCTCAAAATGTTTGTGTTTCCTAGACTTGAGTTAGATAAGGAGATGCTAGATGAAGCAATCGAAGATGAGAGGGCAAAGAGGGAAGCGTTGCTTGCGAAAATTAACATTGATGAAACGGCGCTTGCTAGTAACCCTAAATTTGCTACAGTACTTACGGAACTTGGAGTTAAGCCACCAGTCAAAATCAGCAAGACAACTGGCGAAGAAACTTATGCGTTCGCTAAGAGTGATGCGCTCTTCCAAGCACTGCTTAATGGCAGTAACGAGGATGTTGCGCTTATTTGCGAGGCAAGGCTTAAAGTTAAATCGACGCTTGAGCGCACAAGGGCGCAAAGATTTGCAGATATTTCAGAACGAGGTGCGCTTCCTGTCCCACTCAACTACTACGGCGCACATACCGGTCGTTGGTCAGCGTCCAAGGGTTCGGGGCTTAATCTTCAAAACCTCAAGCGGGGATCGTTCTTACGCAAAGCTATCAAAGCTCCACAAGGATACACGCTCGTCGTCTGCGATCTATCGCAAATTGAGCCAAGGGTTCTTGCCTACCTCGCCGACTACGAAGCCCTTCTTGATATCTTTGCATCGGGGAAGGATGCTTATGCGTCGTTTGGCGCACAGATGTTCAACATCCCGAATCTATCTAAAGAAAGTCACCCTACGCTTAGGCAGTCGGCGAAGTCTGCGTTACTAGGTTGTGGCTATGGCATGGGTTGGGCTAGCTTTTCTGCACAACTTCTTACTGGCTTCCTTGGCGCACCGCCCACGCTATACGACAAATCATTTGCTAAACAACTTGGTGTAACTGAACAGAGCATTGAAGACTTCTTAGGTTGGGAGCGCAACGTAGAAATGATGCGCAACATACCACATACCTGTTCGGAAGGAGAATTATTAATTCATTGCTTAGCGGCTAAAGAAATCATCAACAAATATAGGTATGCGGCTCAACCCGGAGTTAGCTTTTGGGAGTTGTGTAATTCGTTAATACCCCACAGTATTTCAGAGGGCAAACCTTACGAATACAAGTGTCTAATATTTGAAAAGGAGCGTATAATACTACCTAGTGGTTTGGCTTTGCGTTACCCAAGTATTAAGAGTAAACCCGACGCACAAGGCAGACCGCAATGGATGTATGGGCCTGACGAGAAGAAACTATATGGCGGTAAGCTAGTAGAAAACATCGTTCAGGCTGTGGCTCGTTGTGTTATGACTGATGGTATGTTGCGTATTCAAGAAAGATACCCATGCGTGCTGACAGTACATGATGAAGTTGTTGCGCTAGTCCCTGAGGAAGAAGCTACTGAAGCTGAAAACTGGGTCTTGGCGCAGATGGTCATGGAGCCACACTATATGCAAGGTATTCCCTTAAATGCAGAAGTAAGTAGCGCTAAACGATACGGAGATGCTAAGTGATAAAGTGGTCACATAGTGGGTTAAAAGATTACGAAGGTTGTGCTAGGCGGTTCTACGAAGTTAAGGTGTTAAAGAACTACCCTTTTCAAGATACAGTTCACACACGCTACGGCAAGCAAGTGCATGAAGCGGCTGAGTTGTATGTTAAAGAGGGCAAGGAGATACCCGAAGAATACGCTTACATGAAACCGATTCTAGAACAACTTATGAAGATAAAGGGTAGGAAACTGCCTGAGTTAGAGATGGGTGTTCGGGTTGATCTTTCCCCCTGTGCGTTTGATGCCGAGGATGTTTGGGCTAGAGGGATTGCTGACTTGGTTATCATAGATGACGATGGGCTAAAGGCTTGGGTAGTTGACTACAAAACAGGCAACGATAAATACCCCGACAGAGATCAGCTAATTCTGATGTCCCTGATGGTGTTTGCCCACTTCCCCCATATAAGGCAAGTAAACTCATCATTGCTTTTTGTGGTGAAAAATAGTATGGTTAAGTCTAAAATGATGTTAGACGAGAAAGACTTTCACTGGCAGTTATATAGGGAAAGGGTAGCTAGACTGGAAGCCAGCCATGCAAATGGTGTTTGGAATCCTACAAGCACACCCCTATGCGGTTGGTGTCAGGTCAAGACTTGTGAATTTAACCCAAAGCACTAGGACTAGTATGCAAACAAACGGCAAGCGTGACTTCAAACACGCATACAAACTACAAAAGAAAACAGGCGAAACCGAAGATCAACTCGAGCGCCAACGTGCAAGACGCAAGTACGATAAAGAAGGCGTTGACCGAAAAGGCAAACATATTGACCACATCAAGCCTTTGAAAGCGGGAGGTAAGTCAACAAAAGGCAACCTAAGACTGCGATCTCCCAAAGCAAATATGTCAGATAACAAAAAATAATACTGACAACAACGAAAGGAAAACATGGAATTACTACAAAGTTTATTTGAAGATTTTGGTAGGGTGCTGACTGCCCCCCATGACAACACGTTTGATACACCCATTCACGTCCTCGAAGATATGTGGCAAGTACGATGGGGTAGCGAATGGGTTCCAGCCGAAGAGTTTGCTGACCAATTTTGGAAAGGTGCTTTACTGCGCTTATCAAACAAAGACTTAGTCGAATCTCATAGAATTGTTACCGCACCAGATGGCAATAGCGGTCTGGTATACAGGATAAAAAGCTATGCAAATAGTTGAAAACAAAGCGCTGGTGTTTAATACACGAAGCCCCGAGAAATACGCAGTCATACCTAATCATGCCATTGTGGAATCGAACGGCAGCATACATAAAGTTGCAGTTAAGTGGGGTCTAGACGAGGTGCGTGTATTACGCAATCTAGGTGTTAAAAACGTTCCTTCCCCCATACGCGCTAGGTATAAATGGCCCGGCATGTATAAGCCGTTTGCACACCAAGAAGATACCGCAGAGTTCTTAACGCTTAACCGCAGAGCCTTTGTATTTAACGATCCCGGCACAGGGAAAACCCTCAGCGCATTATGGGCGGCTGACTACCTAATGAATTTGGGTATTGTTCGCCGTTGCCTTATCCTCTGTCCGCTATCAATCATGCACGACGCTTGGATGAATGGTGTTGGTAAGAGTATTATTCATCGTTCGATTGTGGTGGCTCACCATGCGCAAGCTACTCGCCGTATAGAGATGGTTCAAGGTAGCTACGAGTTTGTTGTAGTTAACTATGACGGCTTAAATCTGATTGCTGACGAGGTAGTTGCCAACGGCAAGTTTGACCTAGTGATTGTTGACGAAGCTAACGCATACAAAAACACAGCTACTAAACGGTGGAAGTCACTTAACAAAATCCTCAAACCTGACACAATGCTTTGGATGATGACAGGAACACCAGCTTCTCAATCGCCTGTAGATGCGTACGGCTTAGCTAGGTTAGTTAATCCTAGCGGTGTACCCAAGTTTGCTACTGCATGGCGTGACAAGACTATGCAGAAACTTACACAGTTCAAATGGGTTCCAAAGAAAGGTGCGGCTGAAGCAGTGTTTGATGCACTGCAACCAGCAATTAGATTTACCAAAGAAGAATGTACAGACCTACCGCCAGTACTTACAGAAACACGAGAGATACCTTTAACCTCACAACAAGTTAAGTATTACAGGCAGTTGAAAGACAAGATGGTTATGCAAGCGGCTGGAGAAACAATTACCGCAGTTAATGCGGCGGCTGGTGTATCAAAGTTGTTACAAATATCTGCGGGTGCGGCATACACAGACGACCATGAAGTTGTTGAGTTTGATTGTGCGCCACGCTTACAAGTACTACTGGAAGTATTAGAGGAAACCAATCGCAAAGTGATTGTCTTTGCGCCGTTTAGACACAGTATAGAAACCATTCATACGCACCTTTTAAAGCACAATGTAGCCTCTGAAGTAATTCATGGGGACGTAGGGGTATCCAAACGCACAGACATCTTTAAACGCTTCCAAACGCTTCCTGACCCACGTATTCTAGTAGTTCAACCGCAATCCGCATCTCATGGTGTAACGCTTACTGCGGCTGATACAGTAATCTTTTACGGACCCGTAATGTCTGTAGAAACCTACCTACAATGTATTGCTCGTGCTGACCGAATTGGACAGGATTCCACGAAAGTAACTGTGATACACTTACAAGGTAGCGAGATAGAAAAAAAGATGTTTGCCCAATTAGAAAAACGGGTAAGAGGACACGACATTCTGTTAAGCTTGTATAAAGACGAGATTAACGGTTAAGTAAAAACCCTATATAGGGTTGTATTTGCACCGCTGTAGATGTAAAGTATTTGACAAAGACATTGAAAGGAGAAAATAGATGTCAGAAGAAAACGAAGTAATACCGCTAGAAACTTTAGCAAAGGTGTATCGCAAGATATATCTAAAAGCGCAAGAAATGCAAAAGCAATTAGATAGGCTGGAAGAACAGAAAGCTGAAATCAAGAACGCTATGAAAGACCAAATGCGTGAACTTGGTGTCAAGTCTGTTAAGACAGAAGGTGGCAACATCTCTCTATCTACTAAGACAAGGTACTACACAGACGACTGGGATTCATTTAAGACGTTTGTAATAGAACACGACGCATTAGAATTGTTTGAGCAAAGAATTGCACAAAAGAATATGGCTTTATTCTTGGAAGAAAATCCCGGAAAGGTTCCGGCGGGGTTATCTTCTTTAACTGAAAACACCGTAACCGTTACTAAACCAACAACTTAAGGAAAAACAAATGAGTGAACTCACTACATTTAACCCCTCAAAACTGCCTGCCTTTGCTAAGAGTGCAGAATTATCATCATTAGCTAAGAGCCTTGCCGGTGGCGTAGGGTCATCAACAAAACGTATTTCAACAAAGGGCGGTGTATTCCGCTTGGTCGCTGGCGGTAAAGAAGTTGCATCTATTGAAGACCGCCACCTTGACGTAGTCATTGTTCAAGCCGCACCAAAAATCAGCCGTACATTCTATGCTGGCACTTACGAGGAAGGCGCTACCTCTGCACCTACTTGCTGGTCTGCCGATGGTGACAAGCCTGATGCAAGCATTGATGAACCACAATCTGATTCATGCGCCAC